TACCTCGCCTACTTTGGGCGGTGCTTTAGATTGTGACAATGAAAATCTTACAAATTGTGGCACTGTTTCAGGTGCTAACTTACAAATGGATTTTGGAGGTCTTTCATAATGGCTAAATTATTACAGCTAAGGGGTGGGACAACCTCTGAACATTCATCGTTTACTGGAGCAGTAAGAGAGGTAACGGTAGACACGGATAAGGATGTGGTTGTCGTTCACGATGGTAGCACAGCGGGAGGTTTCCCGTCAGTTAAATCTGGGGGGATAGTGAATGCCGACATTAATGCCAGTGCCGCAATCGCAACTTCAAAAATTACCGGTTTGGCAACTTCAGCAACAACCGATACAACTAATGCGGCAAATATTGCAAGTGGAACTTTACCAGATGCTCGTTTAAATGCTGGCATGAACCCCTCATTAACAACCACAGGCAAAGCCCTAGTAATGGGATTCTGAATAAGGAGAATTTAAAATGGCAAGCGAAGTATTAAAATTAGCAACATTCAGGGGTAATGCGGCCTCTGTTCAGGCTTTACTGACAGTGGCATCTGGGCATACTTATACTGTTTTGAGTGTGACAATCTGCGAAACTGGAAATGCCGCAGAAACTTTCAAATTGTTAATTGATGACGGAGGATCGGGCGCTGACACTTATATCTATTTTGATCAGGCTCTCACAGCTAAAGCAACTTTTGAACATACCAGTAAATTTGTAATGGAAGCCGCTGATCATCTATCAATCATTACGGGTAGCGCATCAGATATTGATGTTTGTGTTAGTTATTTAGATCAAACATTATAATTTAGGAGAATAATCTAATGAGTGGAAGCGTAGGTGATAATGTTGGTCGCGGATCAGGTGTTATAGTAGGTGGTTTGGAAGCAGGAACTAAAACTGACTTCTTCCAGGCATCGGCTCCTACTGAGTGGACACAGGATACGGGCAACAATGATAAAATGTTAAGAGTAGTTTCAGGATCTGGTGGTGGAACTGGTGGTAGTCAATCAGCAATTAGTCCTGCTCATAATATATCAGCATCACATAATATGTCAGGATCACATAATTTATCAGCAGCAGCACATACATTGTCTTCAAGCGCCGTGCCTAGTCATGGTCATTCTGTGACGTATCCTAAACACGGAGGAGGCGGGTACTCTTATACTCATGCTATTGGTAGATTTAACAACGTAGGAAATCCTCCGCAACAAATGAGTGGTACAGTAGGTAACTCCGGAAGCGGAGGTTCTCATGTTCATAGTATGTCAGGAAATGTCGCTGTAGCAGGAAATGTCAGCATATCTGGAAGTGTTACTGCTCCACTATATATGGATGTAATTATAGCAGCAAGAGATTCATAACTATTATGAGTTTAAAAGTAGAATTAACTTGTCCATTGGGATCAACATGCGAAGAAGTTAAGGACGGTGTAATTCATCGTTGTATATGGTATACAAAAGTAATTGGTAAACATCCCCAATCAGAAGAGCATATAGAAGATTGGAAGTGTGCTATAGCGTGGATGCCTATATTACAAGTTGAAATGAGTCAAACAAATAGAGGACAAACTCATGCTATTGAATCTTTCAGGAATGAGACGGTTAAAGGACAAAAAACTTTTAATGTATTAGTGGAACAACGAAATAATCTTTTGGAGAATAAAAAATGAGTGTGATATCGCTAATAGTTCCAGATAATCAGATGACAATTGATGGTGATTATTGCTATTTTGATTTAGGCTTAGCTGCTAATATTCATGCTATTCAATGGAATGGTAGTAAAGGCCATATTGAATATACTGATGGGACTCCAAACAAAGACATAACTGACTTCCCAGAACTTGAATCATTGATAGAAAAACATAAGCAAGCAAAACTTGACATCGAAAAAGAGGAAAGTGATAGACTTAAAAAGGAAGCTGCACTAATGACTTATGCAGATAAACGAAAGGAAGAATATAACAATTTACCGCAATTTGAGATGATATACGATGATAAAGTGAATGAAACCAACTATTGGGTTGAAGCAATACAGGCAATAAAGAAAACCTTTCCAAAACCACTATGAGAATAACTGTTTCAGCTAGAACTAAACCTTTATCGAACACAATGCACGAATGGCTTACTAAATTTGAGCATAGTGGATTGGTTAAGTATGCTGATATTACAGGAATTTTTGGCTTTACTAAAGAGAAATCTCCATTATATGGGGGAAGAGTTCATTTAGGAGAAGAGATAACAGAAGAAGATTACATTTGGATGCAGAAGAAAGGCCTTGAATTTAAAATATTATTATCTGGTGATGTTGTTTCAAAAAAGCATTATGAAGAATCATTTGAACTGTTAGACAAGTATCACGTTAAGGGAAATACAGTTGTTATAACAAATGATAAATTAGCTAAATGGATAAGACGCGATTACCCTAACTATTCGCTGGAAGCAAGCACAATAAGGCAGACAGAGCTTTCAGATATTGATGAAGTGTTAGATTTATACGACACAATGGTTTTACCATTACGTCATAATAAAGATGAAAAAAATTTAAAGAAAATTAAACAGAAGGATCGAATAGTTTTATTTACTTCTGGTAGTTGTGCTTTTTTTTGTAAGAACCAAATTTGTTACCCAGCAACGGCAACTATAAATAGAAACGGCGGTAAGGGAAACACAAAATGTATTATACTTGAGGGAAAAGCACCTTTCCAATATTTAGGAATAGATAAAATTATTAGATTTGATTTAGACGAATTTATATCTTGGGGGTTTAACAACTTTAAAGTATTACCTGATTTTACATATAAACCGCTAAACTATTTTAGATCTTATTTTAGATCTTAGTGATTGGATCATATTTAAATAATATGGTTACTCTTGTTAAGAATTTCATTTCACTAGAAGAACAAAAAAATTTAACTATTTGGGCAAGTGAAGAAGAATCTAAATTAAAACCAAATCTAATCAGCAGTATTATCTGGGGAGTGTACACTAGTCCCAATAGATTTAATAATAGAATAGAAAACCTTTCTGAGAATAAAATTGTTTTTGATATCAGAGAAAGAGTGATTAAAAAATTTAATCTTCAAGATTTTAAACAAGATCCAGAGTTAGGAGATTGGTTAGGGGTAACAAAAGATGGCGGTGCTGTTCATTTGCATACAGATAAACGTGTTCAGGAACACCATAGATTTAATGTGCTAGTTCAGCTGCCAAAAGAAGGAGGGAAAAATATATATAATGAAAATGTTCCTAGGTATTTTCGTAAAGAATTGCCAGTTGAAGAAAGAATGTTAATTTACTACAGACCAGATTTATACCATCACGGAACAACTTTAGTTGTTGGTGATCGTAATAGAATTAATTTAAGTTTTGGTTTTTTAAAAACGTGATTATATGGTGGATGATTTTATAGAAGTATATAAAAAATACGCATCAGATAAATTTTGTGATGATCTTATTAATTCATTTACACATGCTTTAAAAGGTAAAGCAGAAATTGTTCCGCACTCTACTCCCTTTAGAAACGATTATTGTATACTGTTAGATTTAATTTTGGAATCAGGAATACTTTTTAATGGTTTAGATCTTACTAAAGAAACAAATTCTATTTTAGACCGGGCTTCAATAGAATACAGAGAAAAGTATAATGTATCGTTAGGAACTATAAATTATGCAAGTTGGCGTATACAATTACAAAAAACACCCATAGGAGGTGGTTTTCATAATTGGCATTTTGAGACTATGAACCTTGAAACAAGCCATAGAATTTTAGTATGGACTATTTATTTAAATACTATGCCGGAAGGGGAAGGAGAAACAGAATTTATTTATTATCATAAAAGAATAAGACCAAGTAAAGGAGATGTTATTATATTTCCAGCGGCTTTTACGCATACTCATCGAGGGAATCCTCCGTTAACTATGGAAAAATATATAGCTACTGGTTGGTGGAGCATAATGTAATTAATATGGCTTGGATTATTTGGAATAATGGAATTGGTGTAAATGAATGCGAATCTATTATTAAACAATATAAAGATTTTAAATTAGAAGATGCAAAAGCTGGAGGAGAATCTGAAAATAAAAATTTATCTCTCTACAATGTACCTCTTAGAAATTCTCTAATATGTTGGATTAATGAAAACACTTTATTAACTAGGGCATTATTTCAGTTTTTACTTGAAGCTAATGATACAAAGTTTAAGTATAATATTTTTAATTGTTCACAAAGTGTAGGATATGACGCTGTTCAATTTGCAAGATACAATGAAGGAGGATTTTATCATTGGCATCAAGATACTGTTCCATTTGGACAAGTAAGTAATAACGATAAAATAAATAGAAAAATATCATTAACACTTAATTTAAGTGATCCTAAAAGTTATGACGGTGGAGATTTAGAATTTTTTCAAGGTGAACATGAACCTACAACTTTAAATAAAAGAGAACAAGGAAGCGTTGTATGTTTTGATTCTTATGATTGGCATAGAATTACTCCTGTAACTAGAGGAGTTCGTTATTCTTTAGTATTATGGATTTGGGGACCGGATTTTGTGTGATTATTTCATTTAAACATAACTTCATTTATTGGCGACCAATGAAAGTAGGAGGTAGTTCGGTAGTACAAGCATTAGGAGAGTATTGTGGTGAAGATGATGTAATTAATACTCCTTGTATTAAAGATGTTATAAAACAAAGACGTAGTATTAATCGAAGAAATTTTGAGCTTTTTTTTCCACATATGCCTGTTGATGAAGTAAAACGAGTTGCCAATATTGATTGGGATTCATTCTTTAAAATTACTACTGTAAGAAATCCCTGGGATATGACTGTAAGTATGTATTGGACTTTTGTTATAGACATGGTTAAACCTGTGTTCTCAGAGTGGCTAGAAACTTGTAAAATTTATCCGTATATGACGAAGCGAAACAATTATTCAAATATATCTGAAAAGGAAGTATCATTTGCAAATTGTGAGGATTATTATTTTAAAGATGGAGAAAGAATAGCAGATCATTATTTAAGGTATGAAAATCTTGAATCAGATTATGAGAAACTTTGTTATAGAATAGGAATACCATACAGAAAATTACCAAAAATACGAGCAGATCTAAGAACTGATAAAAAACATTATAGTAATTATTACGATGAGAATACTATAGAACTTGTAGCAAAAATGTTTCCGCAAATTATAAAAGAATTTGGATATAAATTTGAAAGTAATATGGCTGACAGGATTACCCTGTAGTGGTAAAACAACACTTGCTAATCAGGTACAATTAAGATTAGGCGGGCATATTTTAGATGGGGATGAAATTAGAAAGGGTCTCTGTAGTGACTTAGATTTTTCTAAGGAAGATAGAGTAGAAAATATTAGACGAGTAGGAGAAGTAGCAAGAATTATTAATGGTTTAGTTATAGTAGCTTTGGTATCACCTTATAAACAAAGTAGAAATGCAGTAAGAAACAGATTTAAAGTTGGTGAATTTATTGAAGTTTGGGTTGATTGTAATTTAGAAGAATGTAAAAAAAGGGATGTTAAAGGTATGTATGAAAAGTGGGGAGTAACAACACCATTAACACCAATCTATGAACCACCTGTATCTCCAGAGATACATTTAAAAACTGATATTAAAAGCATAAGTGAATGTACTAATTTAATATGTACTTATATGGATTTGATGCAGGGAACACTTTAATATGGTATGGATGAATGTCTAGTCTAACAGAAGTTACTCTCCAGTTGATCTATAAAAAATTAGAAGAAATTCTTGCTGCAATTATTGAAGAAAAGACATTAAACCAGAATGATGTATTTCTCAGGAAAGAAAAAATTGTATCACAAGACCAGTTCAATAAAGCAATGAAAGAAGTAATGAAATTGGTAAACAAAAAGAAACTATAATGTGGAAAAAATACTTGAAAATTTGTGGGGAGTATTTGCAGCCTTGGGATGGTGGATGCTTAATCGTTTAACCGCAAAAATAGATGCATTAGAGAAAGATAAAGCTGATAGTTCTTCTGTTAATAAAAATACTGAGTTAATGCACGAAACTGATAAACGGCTTGATGAAATACAACATACTACAGTTCCTAGAAGTGAATATAAATCCGATATTGGTTTGCTTCATGATAGAGTTAACTACTTAGAAAGAGCTAAAGAGGATAAAGTACAGGATGTTAGAATTGTTGATTCTGATAAAAATAAAAAAGGCAAGTAAGTGGACAAATTAAATGAAATGCTAATTGGTATGCTTGCCTTAGTAGGAGGATTTGTTACTAAGCGTATCTTTAATAACCATGATAATTTAACTGATCGTATCGTTGCTTTAGAAAAAGTAATGATAACTAAAGCCGATCTTGCTCCAATTGAACGTAATGTAGAAATGATTGTCGAGCATCTGATTAACTTGAAAAAATGACTTCTAATAAAGGTTGGCTATTTTTATTTGCCAGTGTAGTAACTCTAGCTATATGGCTAGGGGTAACAAGTAACAACTAGTGTTTCTCTCAACTTACAATAGGAGAATTACAATGGTTCCAACTATAAT